TAATCGTAGCGGGGGTGGCACTAAGCCCGTAACTGACATATTCGGAGAATACAAAGTTCCGATAGGACCTGGGGAAGCTACTTTTTCTGGAGCCATTCAGGACGGTGATTGGCAAATTGGCGCAGGATATAAGGTACCGTTTTAGTGGCCGACCCGACAACTTTCGCATATGCAGTATTGAAAGCCGTTCAGGAGCGTATCAAGTTAACGGAAGAAGCTATCCTGCAAGGAAGTCCTAAGAACATGGAATCTTATCGACAACTGGTGGGGGAGATCAATGGATTGGCATTTGCCGAGCAGGAAGTCAAAGACGCCTTGCAATCATGGGAAGAAGAATGACCAAAACTCTTTTTGTACCAGATCATATTGCCAAAGATAACAACAGTGATGCTGTAGCGGCGGCTTATGTAGAAAAAGACGAGCGCGTACTTAATCCAGAGCGTTTGGAAGTGGAACTAAATGAACGTCTTCCGCAGCCCACGGGCTGGCGTATTCTGGTTATGCCGTACATGGGTAAAGCCACCACAGATGGTGGTGTTTATATCCCCGATGCTGTCCGGGATAGAGAAGCGTTAGCGACGGTGGTCGCCTACGTGGTAAAGGTTGGACCATTGGCGTATAAGGATCCTGACAAGTTTGGATCTAATGATTGTAAGCCGTGGTGCAAAGAAGGCCAGTGGGTTTGCATTGGCCGTTACGCCGGCGCCAGATTTAAGATCGACGGCGGCGAAGTCCGTATCATCAATGATGACGAGGTCATTGCGACGATTCTTGAGCCTGATGATATTAAACATGTCTAGAAAGGAGAAAGAGACCATGGGAACCATGACATGCCACAGGAAACAAAGATTGAAATAGGAGACTCCGACGAGTCTGCTGTTGATGTAAATATTGAGGAAGATACCGAAGAGAAGAAGAACTCTTCTGGAGAAGTAGAAGTAAAAGCGGAGTCTCTCAAGCAGGAGGAAGAGCTTGAGGAGTATAGTGCGGGAGTTAAGACCCGTATTAATGACTTGACCAAGCGGTTCCGCGAAGAGGAGCGCCAGAAACAGTCTGCCGTTCAGTATGCGGAAAATGTCCACAAGGAAAACGAATCCCTGAGACAACGCTTGGATTCTCTGGACAAGGGATATCAGGAAGAATTTGGAAATCGTGTTACTTCGCAACTCGATTCCGCGAAGAGACTTCTCAAGGAAGCCCATGAGAGCGGCGATGTTGACAAGATTGTCGAAGGCCAGGAGGCTTTATCCAATTTGGCATTCGAGAAGGGCAAGTTAGCAAAAGCTCAACGTGAAGCTCCAGCGCCCCGAGCCGCTCCAGCACAACAACCAACTGCCCCAGCACAACAACCAGCCGCCCCCCCAGATCCTAAAGCGGAGTCTTGGGCCAAGAGGAATAACTGGTTTGGGCAAGATGAAGTTATGACATACGCCGCATTTGGTGTTCATCGTCGTTTAATTGAGGATGAAGGGTTTGATCCGACATCAGATGACTACTATGCTGAACTTGACAAGAGAATGGTGTCGGAGTTTCCACATAAACTTGGACAGAAAACTCAGTCAAACGGGGGAAGCCGCAAGGTTGCGTCAGCCGAGGCTTCCGCATCCCGCAACAGAAGTGGACGAAAGATTGTGCGATTAACGCCCTCTCAAGTTGCGATTGCAAAGAGGCTCAATGTGCCACTTGAAGAATACGCAAAATATGTGAGGGACTAATCATGAGTAATACTGAGACCACATCTCGCCAAAAGTCTACGAGGACGCTTAGAGCCAATGAGACCCGTGCCAAAGGGGCACGCAGGGAACCTTGGAAGCCACCATCCATACTGGATGCGCCGCCCCCACCTGAAGGTTACGCCCACAGGTGGATACGATCTGAAGTCGCGGGTTTTGACGACCGCAAAAACGTATCAGCTAGAATCCGTGAGGGTTGGGAGTTGGTGCGGGGCGAAGAATACCCAGACTTCGATATTCCTACGGTTCAGGATGGGCAGCACGCCGGCGTTATTGGAGTAGGTGGCTTATTGCTAGCAAGGATTCCATTGGAAATCGTTGAGGAACGCAATGCGTATTACAGGGGTATGACGGGCCAACAAATGACGGCTGTTGATAACGACTTAGCCCGTGAGCAACACCCCTCCATGCCGATTAGTAAGCCTGATCGGCAGTCCCGTGTAACTTTTGGAGGTCCCCAAGAAGGGGACCAGGAGTAAAATAATATGGCCAACAGTCAAGGAGCATATGGTCTACGTCCCTTACAGATGTTGGGACAGGCCGCTAACTCGACTGGTGCCGCCAATTATCCAATGTATGAAATTGCCAATGGCAATACTAACGCCATCTACCATGGCAGCCCCGTTATCCCGCTTACCACGGGATATATCGACATAGTTGGGGCCGCTGCCGGTGGATCCGTTAGTCTGCTTGGTGTTTTTATGGGTTGTGAATATGTGGCGAGTACCACGTTAAAGCCTACGTTTAGTAACCTTTGGCCTGGTTCAGGAGCAGACAGCAACCATCCTATTAAGGCGTATGTTGCTGATGACCCGAACCAGTTGTTTGTTATAACTTCTGATGCTACATGGACCAGTAAAGCAACTGCTATCGCTGATAGATTCAAGAACGCACAGTTTGCGACAGCGACAAGCGGCACAACGGCTACTGGTGTTTCTAGTGCTCAGGTAGATATAAGTACTGCAGCGACCACAGGGCCTGATTTCCATCTTAGAATAATGGGATGGGAAGACAATCCAGAGAACCTGGATTTCACGGCGGCTGGGGTTGGTGTGATTGTTCGTTTAAATAATCACTTTAATGCACCAAATGGTTCCGCTAACGCGGGTACAACCATTTCCGTTACTGGCGTATAGAGGAGTTGAGAGATGGCTATTTCAAGAGCTCAACTAGCGAAAGAGCTAGAGCCTGGCCTCAATGCCCTTTTTGGACTTGAGTATGCCAGGTATGATAACGAAGCATCAGAAATTTATGACACGGAATCCTCAGAACGTGCGTTTGAGGAGGAGGTCATGCTTTCCGGTTTTGGGTCAGCCCCCGTTAAAACGGAAGGAACTGCTGTTTCATTCGATGATGCACAGGAAGCGTATACCGCCAGGTATACCATGGAGACTATCGCACTTGCCTTCTCTATCACGGAAGAAGCAATTGAGGATAACCTCTATGATCGTCTAGCTTCCCGCTATACGAAAGCTTTGGCACGTAGCATGTCAAACACCAAACAGGTGAAGGGCGCTGCTACTTTGAACAATGCTTTCGATAGTAACTTTGTAGGTGGCGATGGTCTGGAGCTTATCTCCACGGCCCACGTCTTGGTGAATGGTAATACATGGCGTAACGAACCAACCACCGCTGCCGACCTGAACGAGACAAGTCTCGAGAATGGTCTTATTGACGTTGCAGGTTTTGTTGACGAGCGGGGACTTAAAGTTTCTGTTCGTGGACAGAAGTTGATTATTCCCGCAGCACTTCAGTTTGTTGCGGATCGTCTTTTAGAATCCACTCTTCGTCCAGGTACTGCCGATAACGATATAAACGCTACGCGGAACATGGGAATGCTCCCGCAGGGTTATACCGTTAACCATTATTTGACAGATACCGATGCATGGTTCATGCGGACTGATGCCCCTCGAGGCTTCATCCACTTTGAACGTATGCCGATATCTACAAAGATGGAAGGTGACTTCGATACAGGTAATGTAAGGTTTAAGGCCCGTGAGCGTTATAGCTTTGGGTACTCAGACCCGCGTTGCGTATATGGTTCACCCGGCGCGTAAAGACTAAAGGAGGGGGGCAACCCCCTCCTTCCTTTCTGGGATAAACCAGCCCTAGCGACTGACCCAGCAGACGCTTACGAAGACTCTAGGGCAAACCCTCTCGTAAGGAGGTAATTTACCATGAGTACTACACGTTTTTCTGGACCAGTGGCCTATAGCGGTGGAGCAAACCAAACCGGGGGTGGCGCATGGTTTACAAATTTACCAATCCAAACGAACCCTGATTATGTGTTCCAGTATGAAGATTTTACTGGGATTGCAGTTGATGGCACTAATGATTGGACCTATTCACAACTTACCAGTGGTACAGGTGCCATTTTAGCTGACGCTATCGGCGGTTGGTATGAAATTGCCGGTACTGGATCAGACAATACTGGTGCTTCTATTCAAGGCAACGAAATCTGGCAACCTGAAGCTAGTAAAAATATATTCTTTGAGACTCGTCTTGTTACGACGGACGCGGACCAGATGGATATTTTTGTTGGTCTTTGTGTAAATGCCACATTGAGTGTAACGGTTCCTTTCACCACCAATAATCAGATCGGCTTCCTTGTTGTTGATGGAGCAGCAGATATTTACGCTGTTTGTGATAATGGGGGTACTGAAACCAAAACCGATACTGGCGTTGATTTTGCTGATGGTTCTGTTTCCGGCG